GGTAACACCAATGAGGAAGTAATTAAGGAATCTAGCTATAAAGAAAGAAAAAGCAAGTTTGAAATGAAGATAACGAAGATAGTCACAAAAGAGGTACAGCCGGACACAACAGCACAGATATTCTGGCTGAAGAACCGCAGGCCGGAAGCATGGAGAGACAAACAGGAAGTTGAACACAGTGGTACTATGAAACTAGAGGATTTCTTTACAAAAGGGGAATAGCTATGGTTACAGCAAGGCAAATAATAGAAAGGCGCCGGCAACTATGGGAGCAGCATAAGAGCGTTGACCAAGACTTTGATTTTATACATGCTGTAGCGGATCACCTAAGAATAAGCAAGGAACTACGGGACGAGGTGTTTAATGAGCCTGAGTTATTGATTGAAATGTGTTTCGTGGTAGTCGATAAGGATCAGAAGATAGTGCCTTTCTTTTTAAATGAAGTACAGCATATGTTCAAAGATAAGCTAAGGCAGGCAATAAAAGACTACGAAGCAAAGAAGCGACTACACTTAAAATTCCTTGTTCTTAAAGGTCGCCAGCAAGGGTAAAATGTATGCCCTTATAAAACTCGGTGAACCCTGATGCTCGGGGGTGTCCTATAAAGGGGCTAACGGTGAAACCTAAGTCGAAAGATATGGCAATACCGTGCTAAGCTGTTGTCAGCATTTTAATTGATATGATATAATATAATTAAAAAGGCGACAACGGAAAGTGTAGAGACTATTCCGCAAGGAAGTAGGAGGGAGAGTGAGCTACCCTTCCAAGTGCCGAGATATTGGAGGAAAGAATGATAATTTACAAAGCAACTAACAAAATCAACAACAAGGTTTATATTGGTCAAAGTCAACACCTTTTAAGGGTAAGAAAACAAGACCATAAAAACCAAGCTCTTATCAAAAATAGTACAACACCATTTCATAAGGCAATAAGAAGGTATGGTTGGGATAATTTTAGTTGGGAAGTAATTGACAAGGCAAATACCATAGAAGAATTAAATGCACACGAATATTTCTACATAGAACAAATACCTTCAAAGAAAAGATATAATTTAAGACCAGGTGGTTTAAATTATATTATGCCTGATGAAATAAAAGAAAAAATATCTAAAAGTTTAAAAGGTAGAAAATGCGGAAAGTTTACAGAAGAAACAAGGGTTAAACTGAGTGAAGGGAAAATAGGAAATAAAAACCCTCAATACGGAACAAAGAGAACCCCTGAAGAAATACAAGCATTATTGGCATTTTCTATGGAAGTGTGTTGTAAAAAAGTTGCTAAAGTAAATAAAAAGACAAACGAAATCATTCAAGTTTATGAAAGTATTTCGCAATGCGCTCGAGACAATAGTAAAAGCATAGGAGCAATATCATTAATAGTCAATGGAAAAACAAAGAATCCAGCAGGCGAATATACTTATAGACACCTTTAATATAAGAGATAGTCCACACCATTAGAAATAATGGATAATGTGTTACAAGTTTAATAACAGCTATACAGTTATGTTTTGCAATAGTAAAGCCTAACTTCTCGGGAATGACAATAGCTGATAGCAACGATAATGTTAATACTATATTTGAGAAAAAAGCCAAGTTCCCTTATTCAAAGCTTCCAAGTGTGATACAGCCTACAGCAAAATATAATAACCGTCGAGAGTTTATGTTCAGCAAGCTTAATTCCATGTGGCAGATTAACTCGGCTACAAGGTCAGATGTTGGACGATCAAAGACTATAAACTTCTTTCATGGTTCAGAAGCGGCATTTTGGAAATCTATATCAGATATGTTCGCAGGCATGGGGGAAGCATTGACAGCTTCTAGTATTCAGATATTAGAGACAACAGGCAACGGCTTCAATGAGTATAAAGATTTATGGGACTTTGCAGGGGACGATATGCCAGGAGATAATACCTGGGAGAGGCTATTCTACTATTGGTTTTATACTCTAGAATACCGTATGGACTTTGAAAGTGAGGAAAAGCACAATAAGTTTTTAGAGTTTATTGCTTATGGCAACGGTACAGAGGGCGAAAAGAAAATTGCAAGGAAGTTGAAGAAGCTCAAGGAGATACACAATATAGAGGATGAACAGCTCTATTGGTATTATAACAAGTGGAAAGGCTATCTTGACAAGGAACTCCTTAATCAAGAATATCCTTGCAGCCCGGAAGAAGCCTTTATTGCTTCGGGACGCTGCGTATTTGATACTGAGACAGTAGTAAATAGAATTGCATATCTAAGAGAATTATACAAGAAGCAGCCATACAGGACAGGACGTTTTATATTTGAGTGGAACAATGCTGAGACACAGGATAAGATAATAGACAGCAGTATTAAATTTGTTGATGATCCTAGAGGGCATATAAGGCTATACGAGGATAAAATAGATGGACACCCCTATGTTATGGCTGGAGACACTAAGGGCGAGGGTAAGGACTTTTATGCTGCCACGGTAAAAGATAATAATACAGGCAAGAGAATAGCGACTTTGCATATGAATTTAAACAACAGCAAACCGTACACTCACCAGCTATACTGCATGGGTAAATATTTTTATGATGCTTTGATAGGTATTGAAATAAACTTCAATACAGCTCCTGTGGAAGAATTAGACCGTCTAGGCTATCCAAATCAGTACAAGAGACAAAAGCAGGATACTATAGTTAAGTTAATTGAATTTAAGTATGGCTGGAAAACAGACGGCACTACAAGACCTTATATCATTGATAAAGAGATAGAATTAATCAATGAACATGCAGAATTGTTCTTTGATATTCCGACATTGCAGGAAGCATTGACCTTTGTATATGACGAGGACAATAGACCTGATGCAGAGGAATCAAAGCACGACGATTTATTATTCTCTGACATGATATTAGGCGGTATTGACAACCAGCAGACCACACAAATAAAAGTAGAAGCGAAAAAGCTCACAGGCTACTACTCGGAAGATGAGCTTCTCGATATGGGATACAGCAAGTACGAAATCAAACAAATCATGCAGGGCATGAAATCATATTAAGAAAGAGGTTAGAGCGATGCGAATAACTGATAAGGTGAAAATAGGTGGTCAAGTATTTGAAGTTAATCAAGTACAATGTGTATCTGATGATGATAAAAATGTGGACGGTAAAATATGGTATGACAAAGGATTAATACAAATTCAAGTAGATGTGAAAGACGATTACAAGGAATATGTGCTTTTACATGAAATAATGCACGGTATATTTGAGTTTTGCGGTTATGAGCAAGACGAAAACAGAGTTGATGTATTGGCAAGAGCCTTACATATGGTTATAAAAGATAATCCTGAGGTATTCAAAACTAAATAAGAAAGAGGTTAGAGCAAATGAATAATAATCAAACTTATGTACAACAACTTGGAGAAATGTTGAGAAGAATGAAACCTATCAATAATTTCAACATAAGGACGATGGAAAATCACACCATCGTCAACGGATATGATAGACCAGAGGGAAGCCCAACGCCTAACGCATACTTCGCCCAGGATATAGAAGAAACCGCAAAGATGGTTATTCCTACGGTAAAGGCTCTTATAGAAAAGCATGGCATAGAAAACCTTTACTTGAGAGTACCA